TTTAAAGTGCTACCAGACGGGAACTCAGTTCTCGGGGACACTTCCGATGATCTTCTGCAAATTACAGGTAGCGTTGGAATAAATAATAAGGTATTTATCACTTCACAAGGCAGACTTGGACTAGGCACAGATGATCCGGCATATAAACTTAGCGTAGCAGGAAATATTTCAATAAATGAACACATCCGCCACAACGGAGATGTTGATACTCGTATTAGTTTTCCCGACAATGGTAAAATTAATTTAGTCGCAGATGGAAAATCTGTCGTTAAGTTTGACGGGTCGGACATTGTACTAAACAATGCCAACGAAAATTACGATACGAAAGTGATGGCTGACAACGGACAGGTGGTGTTACATGTTGATGCCAGCCACAACAGAGTGGGCATTAACACAACATCACCCAGTGTTGATTTGGATGTTGACGGCACCACCAAATCCACCCAGTATGTAACAGCCGTAGGTACACAAGACCTTGGAAACGGAGACAACAGCAATCTATCCATAAGTGCTGGCGTGATGATACTTGACGCTGACTCTATTACTGGACAGCCGGATGCCGGCAGTGGCATGACCGTACACACCTTGTCTCTTCCCAGTGGAACCACGAATGGGCAGAGGCTTACACTTATAGTTAATACAACTTTTGGTCCCGGCGACAATGTAATAATAATGCCGAACCCCACAAATATTGGCGGTGCTTTTGGTGCTCTTGTCGCAAACAGTAAGACGTCAGTTGAGTTTATTTGGTATGGGTCGCACTGGTTTCCGGTGCAATAGATAACCATCCATCAGAAAGGAAAGAGATGAAAAAATCGGAACTCAAAAATATTATTAAAGAATGTGTTAAAGAAGTAATCTTTGAGGAGGGAGTCCTTTCAGGAATTATCACAGAAGTAGCCACGGGCTTAAGCGTGTCCCCTCTAGTGAGTGAGCAAAGTCAGCCACAAGTTCAGCGCCGGACTGAAGCTCGGGATAGGGTTTTACAGGAAATAGGATCTTCTCAAAATAACTACGAACAAGTTAAACAAAAATTTAGTGAACCCCATCTATTTGAAG